TATAATGACATCAAGGATAGAAAAGGCAAGATGGTAGATGGAATCTTTGTTAAGGAAGAATAATGAATAAAAGACAAGAAATGTTAGTAATAACAATGGAAGAATGTGCAGAACTAATACAGGCATGTAGTAAACTAATTAGATTTGAAAAGGATAGTTGCCCAGATGATATTAGTAATTTACAAGATGAAATTGGTGATGTTATGTGTATGATTGATATTATGAAACATAGTGGACTTGTCAATGACGAACAAATTCAAGAACGTATAGAAGTAAAAAAAGATAAATTAATGAAGTGGAGTTTATTGTTCAGTGAAGATTGATTTTGATGTAGACATTGATATGGCTAATAGAGATGACTTTCTCAAGTTAGTAAATCATACGCCTGCAGGTATTGAAAAGGATGGTAAGTTTACTAAACATAATACTGGTGTCTACTTTCAAAACATTCCTAAGTTTCCGTTAGAAGGTTACAGCACAATAGATCACAAACAAGCAGAAGAAGAGGGTTGGTTTAAGGTAGACTTTCTTAATAATCACATATACAAAGATATAGTAGATGAGCCACATTTAGACAGACTAGTTTCGACTGAACCAATGTGGGAACTGTTTGGTCATAAAGAAATAGTTGAACAACTATTTCACATAAACAATCATTTTGAAATTGTAAAACAACACCTACCCGAAACTATTGAACAGTTAGCAATGATACTTGCAATGATAAGGCCAGGCAAACGCCATTTGGTTGGTAAGGATTGGAAGGACATTGAAAAGAATGTTTGGGTAAAAACTGATGAATACTTTTTTAAACAAAGCCATGCAATGGGTTATGCATTAGCAATTATAGTTCAATTAAATTGTATTGTTGAAAAACTTAATCAGTCTTCCTAATTAACTGAATACCTCTTCTCTTTATACGTTTCTTCAAAAGATTTTGTAAAGTAGTCATTGGACCAAATTGGTGAGTAACGTCTTTCATTACAAAGGTAGTTAAGTAAGGCCGAAATGATTTCATCTCATGGTGTAGGAACACATCTATTGGCATAAGCCTATTAGATTCCCACCACCAAGTTTCGCCAAGTTCTAATAAAAGTTTTGTTTGATCGATATTGCTTATCTTTTGTATGTCGTAAAAAGTGATTATAGAATTATCATAGTTTACAACAATACCAAAGTGTTCAGTCTCGCCATACTTTAAACCAGTAATGAACGGAAACTTTTCTTGATACATTTCTTGCATAATGATATTTACCATCTAGAAAGATAAATAGTAATACATAAAGGTTATAAAAACATGAGTCATGGAGATCACAGATTATATTTATACGACGACCCGATAGATTTAGTGGTATCTTCTGACGCACTTTATTTGGAAAACAGACCTATGAACAATAGACAATTAAAAGCACATAAAGGATTTAGTAACGAACTTACTTTTAACATTCGCGATAGAGATAGAAAATTGCAAAATGTTTTTAGTGAAACAATATATGCACATATTTACAATCCTCAAACTAAAAAAAGATTACTTACAAGAAAGTGTGAGGATACTAGTAGCATTGGGATTATAAAACTATATTTAAATGAAGGCGATTTAACAAGTATAGACCCAGGACTTTACAAAATGTATTTGAGTAAAGATTCTGTAGAAACAAAAAATATGCCAATATATTCAAACCAAGATTATGACGTTTCAATGAATATTGAGATACTTGCAGATGGTGTTATAGAGCCTACTGCAACACAACTAGCAAATGTATTTACGCAGGTTGCTAATACTACATTAGGAGATAGTGCAAATATATTTACAACTAATTCCTTATATGGTAATCAAGATAGAAATTTTGCAGACGCTCGACATTCGTTAGCAATATATCCTTCCACCTTTACAGGTAATGTTTTAATACAAGGTAGCATTTTAGAGAATCAACCTAATAACGATGACGCAAGTAAAGATTGGTTTAATATTTCTAATTGCTCTTTTTCAGCAACAAGCAATATTACACACAAAACATTTACTATAAACGCAAACTGGATAAGATGCTTAACTTACCCAACGTCAGGTTCTATTACAAAAATTCTTTTAAGAAATTAACTTGACATATTACATATATCCTGTATAATAAACTTATGGATATAGACTCACTAGTAGAACAGGTGCATCGACTTGTCTTTGATAATTTACCAGTAAAGACAAGCAAAACACCTAGCGGCTGGACTACACTAAATTGTCCTATGTGCAGTGATACTAGAAAAAGAGGCGGCATTATTACTAGTGGTCCTAAGATATCATTTAATTGTTTTAACTGCGGGTATAAAACAGGCTGGGCACCAAATCCTCACTTAGGCGGAAAGTTTAAAGAACTAGTTACAATACTAGGAGTAGATCAAACAGAATTGCATAAAGTTCAAGTTGAACTACTGAAGTATGCAGAAATATTAGAACAAGAAGAAACAACAGATTATGTTTACACATTATCTCAATTTAAAACTGTCGACTTACCAGATTCTGCTATGTCAGTAGATGACTTATCTGCAGATCATCCAGTTAGACAGTATGCTATTGAAAGGGGACTATATGGTCTATATCCACTGCTATACTTAGATGAAAGTTTATACAAGCAGAGATTAGTAGTCCCATTTTCATATAATGGAGATCTTGTTGGCTGGACCGCAAGACATATAAATCCACCTACAAAACAAACAGCAAAATATTTACATAACATGCAAACAGGATATGTTTTTAATATTGATAGATTTGCAGACAGTAAAAGAGAAGTTGTTATTGTTACTGAAGGAGTATTTGATGCAATATTAATAGATGGTGTATCTATACAAGGCAATAGTATAGGAGCAGAGCAGGCCCATTTAATAAGCAAACTAGGTCAACGTGTAATACTATGTCCAGACAGAGATGATGCAGGTAAAGATCTCATAGAACAAGCATTAGCATTAGATTGGGAGATAAGTTTTCCTCCGTGGCATGCAGAAATTAAAGACGCCGCAGATGCCGTTTTAAAATATGGAAGGCTGGCCACAGTATCAAGTATCATTAATCATGCTACTAGCAACAAGATAAAAGCACGAGTGAGGGCAAAAATGTTATGAGAAACATTTATGTAAATGGTTGTAGTTTCTCAGAAGGCCATAAAGAACTTAGAGACCGAGACGGCAAACCATGGCCTGCATATTTTGAAGAAGACAATGTTGTAAATGAATCATTGAATGGTGGGAGTTCTTTTAGATCATTGCGAATGTGTATGCAAAGAATTTTTAATGAAATGCCTATAGATATTATGATTTGTCAACTTTCATCTATGGACAGAGGTGAAGTATTTTTAAGGAGCAAGGAATTTGTAAGATGGCATGAGCCTATGTATATAGCATATATGCCAACAAGATTTATTCACAGAGATCATCAATTGGAAGTTTTAAAAAGAGAAGGGTTCAGTAAAAGAGGAGAAGATTATAGATACTTTAACCAAAAAGGAGAGACCATTGAAGACAAGTATTATCACAAATTAAAACTTTTTAATGACACAATGCTTACAAATACAAAAGACAAAGAATTACACATAATAGGATTGTGTAATAATTTAAAACTTTTATGTGAAGCAAAAGGTATTAAGTTGCTTTTTACAGCAATGAGTGAGAAATGCATACCAAATGTTGAACACATTACACCATACTTTACAAAACCTATGAGTCATATTGTAGGAAAACAGGGTCCTCTTGTTGAAAGTGAAACAGATTTCCATCCAAACGAAGCAGGACATGAAAAAATTTATAGATATATAATAAGTGAGTTAGAAAAATTATGAGCGATATAAAAAATTACAACGAAGAAACACAAGAACTGTTTTTAAGATTCTTATTAAGTGAGGCTGACTTGTTTGCAAGGTGTCAAAACATTGTAGAGCCTGAGTATTTTAATTTGAAATATAGATCAGCAGTTGAACTTTTTAAGAGCCATAGCGAAAAGCATAATTCAATTCCAACTCCAGAACAAGTAAGTGCGGTAGCAGGCATACAATTAGAACCAATACCTAATGTAACTGTTGATCATCACGATTGGTTTTTATCAGAGTTTGAAACTTTTTGCAGACATAAAGCATTAGAAAAAGCAATTATCGAAAGCACAGACTTGTTAGAAAATCAAGACTATGGAACAGTTGAAAATAAAATTAAAGATGCAAGTCAAGTAGGACTTGTAAAAGACTTAGGTTTAGAGTATTTTGAAAATCCAAAAGAGAGATTAGAATGGATTAAAAATCAAGCAGGTGCTGTTAGCACAGGCTGGAAAGGCATAGATCACAAACTGTATGGCGGACTAAACAGAGGAGAAATTACAATTTTTGCTGGTGGTTCTGGTGCAGGTAAAAGTTTATTCTTGCAAAACTTTGCAGTTAATTGGGCACTAGCAGGACTTAATGTTGCTTATGTTAGTTTAGAACTTAGTGAACAGTTAATAAGTATGCGTCTCGATGCAATGGTTAGTGGATACAGCACTAAAGAAATAATGCGTAATATGGATGATGTTGACTTAAAGGTGCGTATGAAGGCCAAAGGTGCTGGTAGATTAAGGGTAAAGCAAATGCCAAATGGTGTTAATGCTAACGATTTAAGAGTCTTTTTGAGAGAATATGAGATTGAAAGTGGCGAAAAAATAGATTGTTTGCTGGTTGATTATTTGGATTTAATGATGCCTATCAGTGCAAAAGTTAGTGGTAGTGATCTGTTTATAAAAGACAAGTATGTATCAGAGGAGTTGCGTAACTTAGCAATGGAACGAGACTTACTAATGGTTACAGCATCGCAGTTGAACAGAGGTGCAGTAGAAGAAATAGAATTTGACCACCACCATATTGCAGGTGGTATTAGTAAGATACAAACAGCAGATAATGTTGTAGGTATATTTACAAGTAATGCTATGAGAGAACGTGGCAGATATCAAATACAGTTTATGAAAACACGTTCTAGTAGTGGTGTTGGTAGTAAAGTAGACTTAAAGTTCGACCCTGACACATTAAGAATAGAAGATTTAGAAGAAGGCGATGAAGATGCAATGACTATGTCCACAACAGGACTTGTTGATCAACTAAAACGTAATAATTCTATTAAAGCAGATGATGAAGAATCTAAAGGAACAATAGATCAAGCATTGAACATGCATGAGTTCTTAAAAAAGAATGACTTCTAATGATAAATAGTAGTAAAGCATAATACCGCTGGAGAGATTGTGGCTAAACATAGAAGCATATTAGAAGAATTAAATAAAATTTCCGTCGATAAGAGCAAGGATTACGTTGTGGAAAATCGTGCTGAGCATGTTATAGCAAGTGCAATCAATCTGCTAGAACAAGTTGATAGAAACTACTCACCAGAAGAAGCAAAAAATTTAACTAATAGGCTTGTAAATAGTATCAAACATCGCGATCCTTCAAAATTTTCTAGAGGTATTAAAAAAATTATCAAAGAAAACTTGAAGGAGCAATCAAGTGAAGATTAACCACTTAATAAGTGAGACAAAAGCACAAGGTGGTTACCCTATTCGAATTGAAAAAATCACTCCGGATGCCGGAAAGGCAAGAAAAGGTCAAAAAAATCAATACAAATATTTTTTTATTAAAAATGGTCAGCCAGTTGCAATAAGACGCGACCATGGTTTCTATAAACTAAACAGAGATGACCGAGAGAAATTACTAAGAAAAGATCCAACAGAAAAGAAAGTTCAAGGCCAATGGCAATATCCTAGAACATTATACACCGCTGTTCTAAATATAAATGGAAAAAACCCAAAAGACGGAACTGCTGTATTTGATTTAGAGACTTTTGGTTTCAAAGTAAACAACAGCATAGACAAATCACAAATTGGTCAACCTTTGGTTGGACTTACCGCAGACGAATTATGGAAACAGATTAATCCAAGGCTGGACAGCACAGGAACTGATGATGCATTCAAAAAGAAACAAGGTAGAGTATTCGGAAAGCAAGGAAAGATTGCTCAGTGGAAGGCAGGGCAAACTGGTAAGTATGGCGTAGCAACTCGTCAAGACCCTACAGCGAACACATTTGATAAACTTTTTGTATCAGGCGGGTTAGCGGCAATGGATAAAATGGGATTATTTGGTAATCCAAATGCAACAAAAAATATAGAACTAGACGGAGATATAAAAGCAGAATTAGATCTTATTATACAAGCAGGCCAAGGACAAATATTACATCAACTTTTAGGTGATTTACAAAATGTATTTGATAAAACACAAAAAGATATCCAAGGTTCTGCAGAATATCAGGCAATGAAAGATAAAGCACAACAAGATCCAACATACAAGGGAGAATCTATTGTTTACGAAGATGACTTAGGTGGCCCAGAAGCAGAAAGATTAGATCATGTAGCAAAAGAATTAGCATACAATGACGGTGTTGAATTTGATAGGTATAAAGATGAATACCTTAAAAGAGCATATGATTTATCACAAAAAGATGCAGATGAATATAATAGCATTCTTTCAAGACCGCCTTCAATGCCAGGTGAAGAACCAGAGTATGGAGACCCTGGTTATGATAATCCAAACGATCCTAAAAAATCACAAGCATATCAAGATGCAATGGCACAAGGAACGCAACAAATTGCACAAATTTTTGGTAATATAGATAATATAATCAAACAAAGCAAAATAAAAGTTAATAATCCAGACCTTTTAAAAGGCATTGCTAAAAGCATTTTAAGTGCTGGACAACTTTTTCCTGCTTACAAATATATAGCAAAAGAGTTTCCTAAATATAACCAAGCGGCAATGGACCGTGCAACTTTAACTAAGAAAGACTATGAAACATGGGTGAACAAACTTAATCTATTTAAGGATTCAGAACCTGAAAAATACAGAGAATTACTTCAACCATATGGTAATGCTATGCCTTCATTTCAAAAATGGAAGGCTCAACAAGGACCTAACATGCCAACAGATCCTAAAGGTGCATACTACAGTCCCAAAAAAGATTTAAGCAGAGTAGGAGATAGAAAACTATCAGCAAAAGATCCAGGCAAAGACAAATATCAACCAACAGATGACCAATGGAAGGCTGAAATGCAAGTTAAAGTCCAATATGGAAGGGAAAAGGCCAAGGCAATGGCAGATCCTAAAAAAATGGGTAACGAATTTCCAGACTATAATAAATGGTTACAAATGAAAGGCTTAGGGCAAACTAAACAAAACAAAGACGGAACATTTTTTAAAGCAGATAATCCAAATTGGCAATCTCATTTAGGTGGCAATATGTTTATATCACATAAATTTATAGACCCTTCAACAAATCAGCCTATTAAAGTTGCAAAAGGAAAATTTCCTGAACTAGATAAGATAGTTAATCAGTTAGTTGATTTAAATCAACCTGAATTGTTAAACAAACATAGGAATAAAATAGTGCCAGGTGCATTTGTATTTCATATAGGTGGTAAAAACTCTGGAAAGCCAGGCGGAATGATCAAAGCACAAATTAAAAATCCTGTAAAACCTGGTGACACTTCAGCAATGTTAGTTAGTAAGTTCAACAATAAAGGATATACAACACCTCTAAGTTCAATAAAACTACAAATTGGAAATGCAGTTCCTAAAGGTTACAAACCTAGAACCCATAACAAAGGTGGACAAACAGCAACTAATCCAAACTTTGAATTGAAATAAAATGAGATTAAATGAGATTGTAAAAAATTCTATTACAAATATTATCTGCGAAGCAGATGGTAAGAATACTCATTTGGAACACTTAGAAGATCATATATTTAATCAAGGACACCAAGGAGCCAAAGAAGCAGTAGACTATCTATACAGTTTACATCAGATGCTTGAAGGAAATAGTGAGGCTCCAGTAAGCATGACAACTAAATGGGACGGTGCACCAGCCATTGTAGCAGGTAAAGATCCTGAGACTGGCAAATTTTTTGTAGGAACCAAAGGTGTATTTGCACAAAAGCCAAAAATTAATTTTACAAATAGAGATATAGAAGAAAATCATCCAGCAGAAGGATTGCAATCAAAGTTAAAGATAGCACTAAAGCATTTAAGTAAATTAAATTGGAATACAGTTGCACAAGGTGACATGTTATATACAAAAGAAGATTTAATGAATATTGGAATAGACGGTGAAAAGGTTATTGCATTTAAGCCTAACACACTTGTTTATACTGCACCAGTAGATTCAGACTTGGCAAAAGACATTTCAAGTGCTGAAATAGGCATAGTATGGCATACAGAATATCAAGGAGGTCCTACACTAGCAGATACTCAGGCTAAATTTGGTTTTGACAGTAGTGTATTAGGACAAACGTCAAGTGTTTGGCACAGAGATGCACTAATAAAAGATCTTAGTGGTATAATTACACTAAGCAAAGAAGAAAATGTAGATATTTTAAGTGCAATCACAGAAGCAAATAATTATCTCAATAGTATAGAACCAAGCACATTTAAATGGTTGGATCAAGGTAATGATTTAATAGGTAAAGATTTTTTACAACAGTTGAAAGCACATGTAAATAATAATATCAGAGCAGGAGCATTTGATGAACCAACTAAGTTTGCACAAGGATTCGTGCAAAAATACATAGACTTTATGCAAAAGAAAATAGATGGTTACAAGACGCAGAAAAAACAAGACGAAGCAAATGATAAATTAGTTCAAGGAGTCAAATTTATCAGAGAAAATGCAAAACAAATAGTTGCAGTATATGACTTATATTTAAAAATCATAGAAGCAAAAATAAAACTTATAAAAAAATTAGAACAGATAAGACAAATTCCAACATTCAAAGAAACAGAAAACGGTTATGAAGTAACTGGAGAGGAAGGATTTGTTGCAGTAGACAAAATAGGTAACGCAATTAAGTTAGTCGATAGATTAGAGTTTAGTAAACTTAATTTTGGAACAGGAGCACCTGGAAAATGAATGACATGACTACTGATGAAATGATAACATACTTAGAAAAGGCTATGAAAGAGAAGCATCATCCAGATTGGCTTGGATGGGTAAGACAAAATAAAGTTTTTAAATTAAAAACCATTCCTATAAACTCTGTAGCACCAGCAGATGGTTGGGAGGGAGATCAAAATAATATAGATAATATGGTTAAAAGTGATTTAAGTAATGCTCCTACTATTGTGGTTCATAAAGATGGCACTATGATTGATGGCAATCATAGACATCAAGCATTAAAGAAACAAGGTGCTCAAACAGTTAAAGCCTATGTAGGCGAAAGTAAAATGGATTTAAAATTAGTAAATCAAGAAATATCTGAAGCAAGGTTATATAGAACAACCAACGGCTTTAAAAATCTTACTGGCAGAGACATTGCAGACCTACTTTATCTTCATACTTTGACATTATATATGATGTTACAAGATGATGGTCTTGAAGATTATGCTGTAGGATATGCTAAACAAACTACCCAATATGGACATTTTACTTTGATGAGAACACATGCTACTGATCTTTACATGTTAGCATACGCAGTAAAAAATCCAGATAACAGATATATAAGTTTTAAAAACAATCGTTCAAGTAGAAAGTTTTTAGAAAAATTAAATTTTGGCACAATGCCTACAAGACAGTTTCATTTCTTTATATCTAGAATAGGTAAACGTGGAGATAAAAGAAATGAGGCATTAAGTTTCTTTATGAGATTAGAACGACAGTTAAAAATTACAGATGGAAGATATAGAGGTTATAGAAGAATGGTATTAAGTTGGGGCAAACTTAAATATCATTCAAAGCAACTAGTAGTATCAAAACTTACACAAGAAATAAGAAGGTTAGGTCGTGGAAGTGAACTTATGAGTCCTATGACAAGCATGAATAAAGACCGAGGTTTAAGAGTGTCTTCAGATTACAAAGAACCTAGAACAAGTTTAACAAGAAGAGTAGCAGGAACGGCCGCTGGAGCAGTCGTAGGAAGATATGCAGGCAAAAAAATTGCACAAAAGACTGGTGCTAATGTTGATAAATATAAGAAAGTAGGAACAGGACTAGGTGCAGTTGCAGGTTATTGGGCAAGTGGAAGAAAGAAACAATGAAAATAAATGAAATACAATCAGATCAAGTAAAAAGTGATGCCGCTAAAGTGGTTGACTTAGTGAGATCTGGACAAGATATTAACCTAGCAGTTGATACATATAAAAATATTCATTCTGGTAAACTAGATTATGATGCCGCTTTTTCCGCCGCTAGAACCCAAAGCGATGCTGAACAAGGCAGAACGTCGCAACAACGTCAAGACATGGAAGCAAGAGCAAAAGCACAGAAAAAACTAGACGACAAAATAAGAAACAATAAAGCATTAGCAAAAGATAAAGCACAAAGACTTAAAAACAAAGGAACATTTAAAAAAGATGATGATGCTTCAAGAAAACAAAAAGCACAAGGAAGTGATTACACAATCGATCCTGAAACAGGGCAAATGTTTGCAAAAAAAGGTGCAAAAGGAACTTTCTATGGTAACCAATCAACAGGAAGTTTAGGCTTAGGCAAAGGCAGGCAATCAGTTAAAAAATATCTAGATGATCCGTCATTATTATTAAGCCTTGGAGCAGATGATTTTGATGATGCTATAAGCAGAGGCTCTGATATTGGCTCAAAGATATTTAAACCTAAAGGAAGTGGCGGAAAAGTAATTCCAAAATACTCTATACGTGATAATTAATCAATTTTTTCACACAAAAAAATTCAAAATTAGATAAATAAAAGTAACATAAGAGTTTATTGAAACTCTAATAGGAGATAAAAATGGCACAATCAAAAGGAAACGGAGCCGGTGTTGCACAGTTTGTAACTGGAACACTAGTTTCTAATCATAACTTAAAAGCAATCCTAGTTGACACTGGTGCAAACCTTCAAACAGAAGACGATGCAACAAGAGAAGCAGTTGAAAGAGCATTAGGCTTTATTCAACCACTTATGTATGTTATACCATCAGCAAGTGGTGGAGAAATTCATGCAGTTGTTGATGCAAGTCAATTTGATGCGGCATCTTTACAGAAGCAACTCAGAGGAATTGGAACTGATAACGTAAACAGTTACAACTTTGCAGGCGCAACTGTTACAGCAGGAACAGGAATGGCTATAAGTTAATTTTTAATTAACATAGAAAAAATGGCGGTTTTAACTGCCATTTTTTTTGAGCATTTTGATAAATATTAGTAACAATAAAATTAGTCAGACATTTATGAAAAAATTGACTAATTATTAGGAGATTAAAAATGGCACAAGTAGATAGAAGAGCGGCAGACTCAGGTGAGTTCATTGGTAAAGATGTATTCCTAAAAAGTTTTCAACAACAATCAGGTAACATCAGTGCATCACAATTAACATCACTAGTTAGTTCAGTTCAAAACTTAAACCTTACAGTATTAAAAGTAGGTAGTTTTACAGCAGGAACACAAGCAACTGTGAACTTTATACTAGAAGGTGCAGACAATTTAGCAAACGGTGACATAGCGGCACACGTTATTGCAGACGTCTCATTCTAAGTTTATAACTTATTTAAAAAGGCAGTTTATACTGCCTTTTTTTATGATAAATATTAGCAACAATATATTCGGGAGAATAAAATGGCACAAATTAGAGTAAATGGAGCAACATCAGTTGACCAGTTTCTAACAGGTGAACTGAAGCATTTTATTTTAGATGCCGTTGATGCAATTAATGTCCATCAATTTGGTTTTACAGCATCAGGCAATCCTAAAGGTGGAGAAGCGGCTCTTTCAGCAATGGGACTAGTAGCAAATCCAGTAATATTAAATACACATGCTTCGAATACAAGAATATTATACTTTGCAGTAGAGGTTGATGGAATTTCAAATTCCGCTTTACAATCAGCATTAAGATCAAATACTTCTTTTGCTAATGCAATCC